TCCTTCCATTTCACTAGCATATTTATGTTTATGAATTATAGTATTTCTTAATTTTTGATTTTCTATTATTAATTGTCTTATATAATTTATTACCTTATTTCTTGCTACAAAGTTAATTCTAATATAATAGTTAATAATTCCTGCTATTTCTCTATTCATTATCATTATTAATTAATTTCCTCACTTTTTTCTTTTCTAAATTAATATCATTTTCTAAATGTGGCATACGCCTCTTTAATTCATAAATTATCTTGTTGTATTCTATTTCTAAATTAGTTATTTCTATTTCTATTTGATTTAATCTGTTTGCTAATTGTAATACACTTTTTTCTTCCATTCTTTCACCACAAACTACAATTATTTTAAGTTGTATTTTTTATTTTTTTCTAAAACAAAACTTATTTCTTTTAATATTTTTTCCAACACTTTTTCAAATTCATTTCTATTTTTGCAATCATAACCATCAATATTTATGATATTAATAATTTTTTTAAAACTATTGCATAGTTCTTTATTTTCTTGTTGCAACTCAATTAATGATTTTGTTACTTTATTCCAATCTTCAATACTTGTTATTTCTATGTTATTTACTACAACTTTTCCATTTATTAAATCACTTTTAGAAATAGTAAAACCAGTTGAATGTTGTATAAATTCAGTTATTGTATTTTCTTTAATAATCATCTATATCACCATCTAATATCTTTATAACACCATCAAATTGTCCTACTTGCATAGTATTATCTACTGGATTGTATTTTTTCCAAAATGTTATTAATGAATTTAATCTATCCTTAGCATTTTTTATTCTATCACTTAAATTATTTATCACACACTTTTGAGTTTTTATTGTATCTTGTTGAATTTTATTCTTTAATAATAAATGTTCTATTGCTTTTATATCAGTTGCATTAAAATCTAATCCACCATTCTTAAAATGTTCTATTAAACTTTTTAACTGTTCTTCACATTCTTTACTATTCATTAACAAATCCCTCTAATTCATCAATTATATCCAAAACTTCTGTTACTGTTATTTCTTTAGGATAATTATAGTCTTTACCTGACATTGAAGTTCCAATACTTCTAGTTCCATAATTATTTAATCTATTTCTTAATTCATTTTTTAGATATTTCAATTTAGTATTTTCTAAACTTAGTTTTCTTATTTCTTGTCGTTGCTCACTTATTCTATATAACAATTCTCCTCTGCCATAAGTCTCAAGTAAAGAATCATCTATTAAATCCATTTTTTCATCTATTTCATCTAAATATTTTTTATAAAAATCAATGCTATTTTTCATATTTATTCCCCCTTACATATATACGGAACTTGTTCTAGCTGCCATTTATAATCAATTAGATCTTGTTCTAATCTACTTACTTGCTCCTTATAATCTAAACACATCATCATCCACAAAACTCCCCAAATAAAGCACATTACACCAAAACCCAAACTAAAACTTACAATTGCAAAATTTCTTATTTTCACACTTCCACCTCTTTTATTTTTCTTTGCAATAATTCTTTAAATTTATATAAATCATTCCTATAATTTGCTCTAGCACATACAGAACAAATTTTTTTATTTGGTTCAAAAGCATAAAAAGATATTTGTGTCCCACAATAGCTGCATGGCTTTTGATAATTTATTTTTGCATTTATATTATATTTATCTCTATTGCTTAATGGTTCTACCCTCATTATTCTCTTTTAACCTCTTTTCACATTCTTTTCTTCTTTCAACATAATTTCTATATTCTTCCATAGAATATGCTTTTCTATGATTTTTAAAAAATTCTAATTGTCTTTTTATTTCTTCTAATTCTTTTTCTGTTTTTTCACTTTCTTTTGTTTTGTCATCTAACTGTTTCTCTAAACTTTTACTTAACTTAAATAGCAATTTATTTTTTTCTTTTTGTCTATTTAAACTACTTTGTAATCCACCTACTTTACTAGCAGTTTTTCTTCTTGCATCTTCTTTTTCTTTAAAAGCATTTGCTATTTCATAAACCATATCTTCTAATTGATTCATTTTATCTTTTTGAATTTTTAAACTTGCATTTACTATTTTAATTTGACTAATGTAATTATCTGTTCTTTTTGCTATTTTTTCTAATAACTCATATTTAGACTTATCTACGATCTTAAATCTCATTTTCTTCTTAACCTTCTCACTACTTTATATAATGCTGAGTTATTTATTACCTTTGTTAATTTCATTGATATTTTATATAGTGTTAGGTTAGGCATCAGCATTCTTAAATATAATTTTTCAAAAAAATTCAATTTTCTTGTTAGCATACTATTTTCATACCTAAAATATAATAGTTATTATCTTTCTTTATAATTACATCTGGTCTTTCTTTTTGAATTCTAAAATAGTCATTTGCATTCAATAAAATGTTTTCAGGACAATATCCATAAAAATTATTAAAGAATCCTAATCGTTTAAAAATTTCTCCCAATAAATCATTCATTTTCATTTTTGGAATTCTATCACAAAATATTGTATTTTTTCTTTCTAAATTCATTTTTTATTTTTTCCTTTCTTTTCTTATTTTGTAAACCATTGAATCTAATTGTTCTATCACACTATTTATTTCTATTAGTTCTATACTTTTCTTAATTAATTTACTTTTTTTCAATTTAATTAAATACTTCTTTGCTTTTTCTAATGCTAATTCTTCTGTCATTTAATTAATCCTTATAGTGATAGAATCATTAGTTATTTTTACAGTATCTTCAAAAACTCCTAAAAGTTCATTTAGCCTATTTTCTAATACTTGATTATTTTTATTTAATATTTCTATTCTATTATTTAAATTATTGATAATATCCTGTTTCATAGTAGATAAAGTTTTAAATTCTTCTAATTCTCTTTCTATTTCATCTTTATCTCTTTTAACAATTTGATATAAACTTCTATAATGATTTAATAATTGTTCTTTATTCATATATTTATCCCTCTTTTATTTCTTCATATTTTGAATAATAATTTCTATATTCATTTTCTAATTGATTTCTTTTTTGTATTGTCTTTTCACTAGCTAATGCTATATGTTGTGCTTGTATCTTTCTTCTAGCTCTTGTTATACTTTCAAAACTTGGTAATCCAAATTCTTTATGTCCTAAAAACACATAACTAAATTTCATATTTATAATTTCAGGGCATAATCTATAATAATATTCTGCTACCAATTCAAAGTCATCATCTCTAGTTTTAGGATTAGACATAAGAATTTGATAAACAATTTCTTCCACCTTTATTTGATTCTTTTTCATTTTGTTCCCTTCTTAATTCTTAAAATCTTCTTTTTTCATGTATTTGTTGATTAAATTGATTATATTCAACCTTTATTATCCCTGTTCTACCATTTCTATTCTTGGCAACTATTACTTCTAAATCTTCTACTTTCTTTTCTATTTCTTTAGTAGCATTTTCATTATGTAACAACATTACTGAAACTGCTGATTGTTCTAATTCCCCTGAATCTTTTAAATCTCTTAACATTGGAGCACTATCTTTTTCTCCATTTCTGTTGATTTGTGCTAAACAAATAATAGTGCAATCAAAATTCATACTTATTTGTCTTAGTTCTTTAACAATAGTTGTTATTCTTTCGTATGAGGATTTATTGTTATGACCTGCTATTAATCCTACATAATCTATAAAACAAACTACATGCTCTTGCTTAGATTCTCTTATTATTGTTTGCTTAATTGAATTAGTTGTTTGTACTCCAGTAAATATCTTCAAATTCTTATTAGATATTTCTTTTACAGATTCTCTAACTAATCCCTTTTGATATTCACTTTCGGGATTTACTAGATTTGCTATTGGTACTTTTGAATTGATTGAGACTAATCTTCTTAATATTTGTTGCTCTGACATTTCCATATTGAAATATAAACATTTATATCTATTAGCAACATCTTCTAATAAATTTAATGCAAAACCTGTTTTACCAACTCCAGGTCTAGCTCCTATTACAACAAAATCGTGTTCAGTTAATTTAATTAAATCACTTAAAGTATTTAGCCTTAATTTTATTTGTTTATCTTGTTTTGTTATAATATGATAAATTTCATCTTCGGATAAAAATTCATAATTTTTATTAGAAACCATATTTTTTATTTTTTCTAAATAATCAAATAATTCTTCCTGATTTATTTCTTGCTTTTTAAATTTATCAACATATTTAACAATTAATCCATTTTTATAATTTTCAAATAATTTTTCTTGATAATCATTAAAAATTGTTGTTGTTGGAATCATATTTACTAATTCTGTAATAAAGCCAATAAATTTATCAGTTAGATAAGTTTGATATTCTTGGAAGATTAAAACAAAATCTAAATTTCTATTCTTTTTATAAAATTCCAATG